CTTAGCGGCAAAAGCTTGTATAGCCTCTGCTTCAACACTTTTCCTAAATACAACCTTCTTAAAAGGTGATGTTTTTTTTGCCTTGTTGTCTGCGTAGATGACATCAGATGCGTGTCCGTACCAAGTACTTATCTGCATCATAGTGTCTTCAGCAGCTCTCCCTGCTTCTACCATTGCCTTCGCCATAGCAAATGCTTTAGAGGCTCCAGCAATAGCAGTAACAGGATCAATCATTTACCAAGGCACACCAGAGCCGCTAGTTGGGTTCTTGTCTGCTTCGATCTTAGCAGTCAGTGCCGCTTCGACAGTGTCCTGACCTACAGACTCCCATACCCAACCTAAGACATCAGCCTCAGTCAGGCTGTCATAGGCAATGTAGTCAGATGCAGTTGGATCTGGTGTAAACCCGACAGTACCGTAAGAGGATGCAGAGAAGTCTCCGTCTACTTCAGTGCATCGCCAGTGTGCAACGGTTACACCGCCGTCTGCCAATTCACGCTCAAGTGTTGCAATAGTCCATGTAGCCATTTTTACTCTCCAAATGCGGCTACACAAATAGCCTGTACGTTAGCGGGTTCAGCTGAGTAGTCGTCACCTGAGTGAATTACATGACGGTGATACGACTGTGAAATCACAGCGCCGTCTTCGAGCACCTTAGTAGCAGTCCGTACTTGTACAGAGGTTACGTCGTTGCCGTCCTCGTCCTGAGTAGTAACTACTTCTACTTTGTCTGCTGTTACGCTTTTAGTTAATGCCATTGTCTTTCTCCTTTAGTCCGTCTCAAGAATCCACTTGAGGTAAAAGTTAAACTGTGTAAAAGCCTGAAACATAAATTCTATTAGCGTTACCAGATGCGGCTAAATCAGAAGTTAAAAAATTTGCTTCATCATCAGTTCCATCTTTTTTCAAGGTTATAATTGTATTACCGCCTTGAAATTCTCCAGAAGTTGTACGCACTGAGGGTTTGTTATATGAAGGTGAATCATCTACGAAAGCACCACCAAAAGCACTAATCCCTCCTGCAGTAAACGGTAAGCCTGTTATGTTTACGGGAGATGAGGATGTTCCTGTCACGGTGCCGCTTGTAGAAGTAACGCCAGTAATATAGACAACTCTACCAATTTTTGTATATCTGCCGGAAGCATTGAAATTTAACGATGTTGCGCTTAAATCTCCTACCCCGTTACTAAACGTAGGCGTCCACGTCCCTTCTTCATAGTCATCCAGCGTATTAGCGGCGGCTGTATCACCACCGAAAGCTATACCTACTTGTGCTTGTACTTGACCAGCGCCTGTAACTGCAAATTTTTGATTAGATTCACCATTATCAGTACACCTAATAAAATTTTGACCTGTTCCTGATGACCAATTTCCTGAGCTACCACTATATTTAATTAGTATTCCATAGGCATTGGACGCAGAATGTGTTTCATTGTTAAAAACAACAGGTTCATTCGTAGAAGAGTCAGCGTTGGTTGTATTAACCGCAAACATTTGTCCGTCGGCTTCTGCTGTACCACCTATTATTGCGTTATTTGCATAGGCAATGCCTGACAGGTAAAGGTCTTTGAAGCGTCTTAACGACCCTCCTAAATCTATTGCCCCGTTAGATGCTCCACCAGAAACGGTAGACATAGGCTCAATAAGGTTGCTAGTAGCGTTAAAGTTTAAATGTACGTCACCGCTTCCAAAACTAGCGTTTCCACTTAACGTAGCAATACTACCGACTGTGGCGCCGTCGCTTGCAAAGTTTACAATAGCTCCAGGAGAAGTAGTGCGGTTAAATATAGCACTTGTATTACTACTAGCAGACGCTTCTATACGACCTATTGGCCCTCTTACTGATACGCCAGTAGTGGTTCCTTGACCGACAGAAATAGAAGTAGTACCAACCAGCAAGTTACCAGAGGAATCAATGCGCATGCGTTCTGCTAGTGAGCCAGAAGAAGAAGTACCAAAGGTTAAAAAGGTATTTCCAGAGTTAGAATCAGCATTAAAAGAGCCTTGCCCACTTGAACCGTTGTAAGAAATATCGACTGAGTTACTAGTGCTTCCTCCATTGCCAGAAAGAATCAGGTTGCCGCTAGTGTCGATGCGCATGCGTTCTGTGTTGTTAGTTCCAAACACCAATGGAATGGCAGCCGTTGTGTCTATCGTTAGTTCATTTGCAGTAGTGATTACACGACCTTTTGTTGCCGCAGCTTGCTGCAAATACAAAGCAGAGCCACTACTTGAGTTGTTTAATGTTGTGATGGTGTACCCACTAATGGATACAGGCGAACTAGTACCAATACCCACGTTGCCGCCGTTAGTATTTAGCGTAGTGTTTGTACCCTGAGTGTTGATAATCATGGTACTAGCGTCAGTGTAGATATTGCCTTTGTTTGCACCGCCAGTCTGAAAATCCATGTAGCCACTAATTACAGCATTGTCAGTGACGGCTGTGCCAGTTACGTCGATGCCTGTGGCGGTTGTGGCAAACTTAACTGAGTTATCGTAATACAAAGAAACGGTTCCATTTTCGTTTCCTTGCATAATGTTTTCTGTGTCAGCAGAGTTTCTTACACGAAAACTTCCTGCCAATAGTTTTAGATTGCCAGTACCTTGGTCGCTTATATAACTAGCAGAACCATCATGATAAATTTGTAGGTCAGAGCCAGCACCGAAGATAGCCTTACGGTTATCAGCAAAAGTTACGTCAACACCGGGGTTAGTACCTACTTCGATAACATTGCCACCAGAGTCCTCTGTGTACAGACGCTTGTTAGTCAGATCTAATGCGGGTTCACCTTGAGCAAGATCACCGGACGTTGGAGCGCCAGAGCCGTTCTTAAGTTTAATCGTGGTCATTAATAAGTTCCCCCGTCAATCGTTGACAGTGTAGTAGTAATAGAAGTAGTGCCTGAGCCTGTAACTGCTCCAGACAGCGTAATGGTTTGGTTGCCCGTTAAGTATCCTTCAGTGCTGTGATCGCCCCAGCCGTGTGCTGTGTCAGCCTTAGCGCCTTGTGCCGCTGTAGCGTAGTCAGTAGTGTCAAAAGCCTTAACCTGTGCAAGGTTAGTAACCTCTGAGTCCATCAAGGCACCAGCGGCTGTAACATTGGTTGCGTCGGTTACGTCTGCGTTGGCTTCAACATTATCTAGCTTAGTACCGTCTGTAGCCAAGTCTCTGCCATCTACAGTACCTGATACAACAATATTACCCGTTACATTAACAGAGTTACTAAAGTCAAATGCATCTGTTGCCCCATTCCAAAGTATGGACGCATCAGTAGTGTTACTTACTGCGTCTTGTATAGTAATTCCTGCCCCATTAGCAGTAGAAGAAGTATCTCCTGAACCGTAGTTTAGAGTAATATTTTTATCTTCTACATCTAATGTAGCTGTATTTAAAGTAGTAGTGGTACCATTTACGGTAAAGTTTCCATTAACAGTAAGGTCGCCTGAGATCGTTCCGGCATCTGCAGTAATAGTTAAATCTGCCCCGTCCCAAGTTAGGTTATCCCCGCTTGGGTCGCCAATGCTAACTTTATACTGTGCACCTGTGTACCCTAAAAAGAACCCATTACCTGTATTAAATGCAGTTTGACCTCCTTTAATTACTCCACCAGAGCTTAAAGTGATGCCTGTATCTGCAGTGTTTAAAGTTACGCCTGTATTAATCCCACTCTGGGCCTGGCCTTGTGGATTTAAGTTCTCCACTTGACCTATTGTAAGGTCAAGAGTAACTAAGGGTGGCCCTACTACTATAGCCATTATTGGTCTCCTTGTAAACGCACTACTAAAGCGTCTTTTGCAGGGTCTGGCCTAAAAGCGAGTTTCCATATTTTTAATCCAACAAGCGAAGACTCAAAAACAGTGTCTATTAAAATTGATTGTGCAGCAACTGCATTTAGAACTACTGCTGAGAATACAGCAGGAGACGCAACAGTAGGTAGATCTGCCTTAAATACTATTATATCGCCGGGTACAAAGTGTGTAGAAAATTGACCGTCTAGATCCTGTACAATAGAGGGTGAAAGGGGTTGACTATCTACAGCGCCAATTTCTACAAACTCTGTTTGGCCTCCGGAGCCGGTTCCAATATTTCTCCAAAACCCCCTTCCATTCAGTATATCTGTATTCCACTCATAAAGTCCAATACTTGCCGCACTATGGTCAAAATAAATCCAAGTCTCTCTGCCTGCAGGGGCGTTTGATACATTTATGGACTGAGTTGTAATAGTTACCGGATCAGCAGGGGCCGCATTAGAAGCAACTACCGCATTCGCATTTTCAAAGCCGTAGCTATTACCATCAGAAGATAAAGAAGTAGTATTATCTGATATTATACCTTTCACAATTCCATGCACTCTATCTGCACTTAAAATAATATCATCGTCCTCTCCTAGAGAAATAACTATTATAGTATAGGGCGATTTATTTCCTGAAGAAGACACAGTTCTAACTCTAAACTCATAAGTGGCGGTAGAAGATACAACAAAATCAGCTGTGCGATCTCCTACTAGCACCGGGCTTCCTCGAGGATCATCGCTAATATTATGAGCAATTTCATAGTGGTCTACTCTAGCAAAGTCAGCGGGGGCGTCCCATCTCACAGTAAGTTGCCTGTTTCCATTATCTAGGTCTGTCTTTGAAACAGTTAAATTTTGTACAGAAGGAATTTCTTGGGGCTCTTGCTCATCGAAGGTTGATACGGGAGTAACTCCTACTTCGTACCTTCTCTCAACTTCTTCATACTTTTCATTAGAGTGCTCTACTGCAGTAATGTTATAAATATTTGAAGCGCTCTGAGTTACTGATAAAATTCTGTATAGTTTTTTAGACCCGCTTATATCTAGCCCATCACTATCAATCTCTCTCAAAGCCCACACACTATTTACGGCGGGAGTCACGCCAAAAGTTCCAGAAGAAGCAATAGTTACTTGATTTGCAGCTGCGCCGGGATTTGTGACTGTATTTGCTTGCACATACGTGTATTCTTTCCAACTTGTTACAAGTTCTGTAGCACCTGCCGAGTCTAAGAAAGCATTGGACGTTTTTTCTTCTGTGTCCAAAGCTGTTAAAGAAAAAGACCCTCCACTGTAGACAAAAGCTTCTGGTAATCTGTCTCCTTGATTATAAGTATTACTATTAATAGTTATAGGGGACTGTCCAGTGTAAAATGCAGCGGGAGCAGTTACAAGAGTGCTTAATTCATAAGTTGTCCCTGAGTTAAAAGTAACACTCCTATCAAACGTCAAAGTTGTGCTGTTTGCTGCGGAAGTTCTACCACTGTACTGAATACCTGTACGCTTATTGTCTGTTATATTAATTATATCGCCAGGCTTCAAAAAGCCAGCGGCAAGTGAAGTACTGAAACTTACAACTTCATTTTGATTTTGAGCAGTCCATAGCTTCCATTTTCCAAGACGTGTAGCTTGACCTTCAGAAGTGCAGCCAAATGCTACAGCAGCCTGAGTAATTAGTTTATTTTGTCTTGAGATAGCTTCGGGATCTTCTACAATTAAAGGCACTGGTTCATAGTTTAACTCAGGGTCATTCCATGTGACAATGACTTGATTTACTCGAGTGCGCGACCCCGTGCTTTCATATGAAAAAGAGCCCTCAATAACGTTTGCTTGTGAAAAAGAATAAACAGGGTCTTGAGCAACGTCTTGTACTACAGTAATTTTACTATCCATCCAGTATATTAAACCTGTAAAGATAGTTGCCATATCTTTTAAAACTTTATAAACGTCAGTAGCTTTTGTAAGATAAATATTTGCTCGATACCTAGGCTCTAGCCCACAGACTGTACCCGTTCCTGTACCTACAGAAGTTGCACGAAATTCTGTATTAACAGTATTTGCAGAAGAGCCATGATTTGTAAAAGTAGTATCACCTACTGTTTTAATTTTGTAGTACTCGCCAAGTTTAAGGTCTGTAGCCTTAACCGTAGTACCATCTTCTACAAGCTCATCACAATACTTTGAAATTCTATATAAAGCGTAAATGTCTATATCAGAAAGAAATAAGTACTTTCCTGCCCCATAAGACGTGTTTAACAATAGATCGAGAAAAACCCAAGCAGGGTTATCTGTATAGTACTTAATATTTTTAAATTCTCCACCCCAAAACTGCTCATACTCTGCTTTTCCAGAAGCAGAGTAGTCTCTAGGAGTGTAGGTGTCTGGAATAGAAAGTAGCTTACCTTTTAGATGAAAACTTCTTTTAGGAACACCTTTAAAGTCTCTGCTAGAAAACTGCAATTGTGTGGCCGCTGTATATGGAAAAATAAACCTATCTTTAATTATAGCACCTAACTGTGTAATATTTGCAGTTGCTGCAAGCTGCCATTTCTTTCTGTCAGGGCGCCCATCATTGGCGCCTGTTGAAGTTACTGAGAGCCCTATATGACGAGTTACTCGTATAATTCTAACTTTAAAATCATCAAAAGGTCTATACACATCAAGATTAATTCTGTGCTCAAAGTTTACTGGTGCAGTTGTAAACCCTTTGTGCTTAATATAGGTTGGATTGATATTAGGAAAAATATGTTCATAGTCTCCAAATACTCCATTTCTTTTTAGTGAAATTTCCATTAGGTAAAAAGCGTAAGCATCTTCACTATTGCCACTTTCACCAAAGTTATTAGATTTAAGCGAAGGATACTGAATATTATAATAAATCTCATCTGCTTCCAAGAGTTTAGACGAAGAGTTTAGTCCAAAATCAGCAGAGTCTAGAATAGTAGGAGAATTATTTCTATCTGTGTGCTGGTTTTCGGGGTAAGAGGTAGCATCGCTATCTAAAAGAGTTACATTTAAACTATTCGCAGAAACAGTTGTTAGTTGTTTTAATTCTGTTAAGTTAATTCCTGACACACTTCCAATAATAGAAGAAGAGCCTCCATCTGCGTCTCCAAAAGAATTAAAGGATCTTTCGCTAGTGGGGTTTCTCCCTAGTTTTATATCAAATTGTAAATTGTCATACTTTGTAAGAGTGTTCTGAGACTGCGTTAAAGCAAGGGCAGCGTCATAGTTAACATCATAAGTAAGCTTATTAGTAATAGCTATAAATTTATAAGTACCTGCTGGGGGAATCCCCGAAAGGCTTCCCGCATCCACTGTTATAGTTGTGTCGGTTGTAGTGCCCACAATATTGTGTTTAGTCCAGCTACGCAGTAGGTAGCTATTCGCATCGGGAAAGTCTGACTCGGTTCCCCAGCCGGGAGGCTGAAACGTCATTGTAGTTGAGTTAACAAAATACGCTAATCCAAACTTGTCTACTACTCCTGGATTGACTAGCTCTGTCATTTTGCCATTATCATAAGCACTTGCCCAAGCTGCCTCTGTAAAGGGAGTCCCGCTGTTTGCAACACAAGATATTTCTACTATACCAAGACTGTTTGTGCTCACAGTTGTAGTTACTGCTTCTTCTAGCTGAAATAATCTTAGAGTTCTAATATTACTCGTATTTTGTATAAAACCCGGAACAAAAGAGCCCGCAGACAAAGTTCCTGTTGCTGACGTGCCGTCAAAGGTAATAGTAGCAGCACTTAAAGCTCCAGGAGTAAAAGAAGAAGAGGTTGATTCATCTGTAATAGGATTATCATTTAAATATACACCACTAGTGCCGCCAACAAGGCCTGCTATTGGGCCTTCGCACAAAATATCTGTAATACCTACATTCTGCGCTGTAGCTCCTTGATATGAAGAAGTTGAGCTTTGGAGTGTATTAAATAGGTTGCCGTCTAATCCGCCAACATTAAATCCATTACTGTCAGTTAAAAAACCAGTCATTATGGTCCTCCTGGCGCAGATTGGCCGTTATCTTTCATGTCCCCATTCTCTTCGTTGCCGCCGCCGTGATCCCCTGGATTATCTGTTCCTCCGTGAGACCCGCCGCCCCCATCAGGGCTTGCGCCTCCAGGCACGCTATCATTGTAGAAATAGCCGCCTTGGTTCCTAACTACCATACTAACAGGTCTTCCTGGTATTCTTAGTTCTCCGTATAGTAAAGGTACAGGGTCTCCTTCTACCATAGTCTGTCCACTTCCTTGGAATAAATAGCTTTCATCTTGAGTGTCTGTAGAAGGGTCTGGCAGCATCATTTGTTGAATACCTGTCAGTGCTAAACCTGCTGTAGCACTAATTGCGGCAGCTCCCCACCCCGAAACAGCGCCCGCACTGTTAACTGCCCAGCCGCCGGCGCCGCCGACAAAGCCTCCTGTAACATAAATTAGTGCTGCTGCAACAATAGCGGCGAATATTTTTGCTCCCCCACTTTTTGACCCCATGGGTTGAGGAGATATATACATATCTCCTTCTCGAAAGTTGAGTAAAAGCTCTCTATCGTCTTTTAGAGGGGTTCCTTGTACTTCGCACATAAAGCCTATGTTTTTCTCTGTGCAGTCCTTCAAATACATTTGAAATTTTGGGTCATTTCCTGCAATACATTTAAAAACATCAGCCACAGAAGACGCGCGCATTTTTAAGTTACTGCCGTACTTCTCGCCAAGTTCTCCGTCTAAGTATACATTACGTAACATATCTATAAATTCCTACAATCTTTTTATGCCAAAAGGGAATAATTGAGTCCCTACAAGAAAGTCTGTTTTCTGCGTGATGAAAAAATATATCATTGCCTAAGTAAATACCACAGTGGTCTGGTACATCGTGTTGTACTTGAAAAATTAATACATCATTTGGTTCTGGGCTTTCTACCTTTGTAAGCCCCCATTTTTCTATAGCTTCGGGCGTAAAGTAGTTTAACCCTTTATCCCACCAGTCGTCCTCAAAAGGAGCACGAGCAGGTATGTGAATTCCTTTTGAAGTAAGCCAATCTCTTGCGGCCTCAAAACAGTCTTGTGTACCAAACTTATACTCTCTACCAATTAAGGGATTGAAATTTTTTTCTGGTTCTTGTACGTGTAAATTCATCTCAGGATAGCTAAAAATATAGTAAGGTACTCCTAAAGCATTACAAGCATTAATGTCATTTGTGCTTGGAGTACATTCGGCATCTGGGTGACTATGTACAATTGCAAAAATATCTGCTTGTTTCTTTATCTTAAAGTAGTCTGAAGAGGACATTATAAAGTCTTCATCTGACTCTGCTACGTTTTCGCAAGGAAAGTACTTTTTCTTTCCTTTTACAATTCCGATCACGCCACAAGCCTCTCGAGGGTATTCAGCCTCTAAGTGATTCTGTATTTCTTCTATCATTTAAACTTCTTCGTTCCGGGGAACCCTCCAAATGGTAAAGCAAATGAGGTATCAAGAATATCATCAGTCGCATTTCCTTGAAACCTAACCTTGCACCCTCTTATAGTCTTTGAGCAAACATCAAGTCTTTCCCAGTACGCACCACTAGTTTCTGGAGGCCTGTTTGTGGGTACATTACGAAGAGCCTTCCAAATTTTTGTATGGCTGTTAACTATTGTCTTAACTGTAGCTCCCAGAGAATAGGTGTTACTAGCAGAATATGTAGCAATTACGCCGATGTTTTTTGTAATAACATCATTATTTATGTCATAAAAGCGTCCGCTGCTGTTCAAGGGCCAGTTACAACCACCATCTCTTGATATACTATAGCCTTGGTACCTCCAAGGACAATACTTTCCCACAACTATGCGTCCAGGAACAACTACTCCTTCAATATCAAAAGGGCTCGCTAGCTCAAACTGTACAGATAGTTGGTTCTCTTGACCTACTCTATCTATAAGATATGTTTCTGTAGGAAATTCAACAGGTGGGGTAGAGGGTGCTGTGTCTGTAGAGGCGTAGGCATAGCTTAATAAAGTTTTTCTGTAAGTAACTCTGGAGTCTAACAAGTCTACGTTGCTTTCAATTCCTTCTGCTGAAATAATGTTTTCCATTAAAGTTTCGTCGGCAGTACCGTCACCATCAGAAACAAGAGTTCTAGCAAGCACGGGAATATTTGCTATAGATAATGTAGGCCGTGCCATAGGGCCGGAGGCTTCTGCAGCTATACCTGATATTTCAATAGGAATTGCAACGTACTCTTTTAAAGGGTATTTATTATAAGTTGCAGAGTTTGAATCATCGTCTAGAGTTTTTTGAGGGAAGTATATATTAGTAGCTCCGCCCTCTAGCCCATTTGTCAAATATACTACAGTTCCACTAGGCAGGCGCACATCAAACAAATGAATTACAGCATCATCTGTTTCCTGTAGCTGTACTGTATCAATTAAGTCTGTCATGGCTCATATACTCGTCTAAGTGTACAGTTTAAATTATGAAAAGAATCAGTTATATAAGTAATATTGTAAGATTCACAGACAACTTTTATTGCAGTGTCCCCGCTATGGTCAGTGACCGTAAAAGTAAAACTCTTTCCAGCTTTTACATCAAAAAAAGCAGCTATACGATTAATGTCTGCCGCAGTACGATTATTAAAAGAAATTGTAAATACGTCTAGCTTTGTGTTGGTGCCGTCTAAAACTCTCTGCTCGTAGCCGTCCCCAAACTTAGCTGTTAGAACTCGTTGCACGGATTCTCTAGCTAAACCTCGGTCAGCTACTACAGTTACATTCGAGGAAGGGTCTCCTGAAGCAATATCATTTTGTGCAATTATAAACTGAAACTGTGACATTAAGCTACTCCATAGGGGCTAAGCATTCCCCCTACTCTCTTTTGATTTAATAGTTCTTTCTTAACAGCTTCAGATATTGCAACACCAAGTTTTTCTGCCTGTGCCCCGTTGCTCTGAGTGTTAGTGTTTGAAGCCCCTTGATTGTCTACTGCGACATTTACAGTTACGTTATTTTCTTGACCAGCTCCAGACATCTGAACAGGAATAGATCGCCCGTTCGGAAGAGGAACTACAGCTTCCGTTCCGTGAAGCATTGCAGGATAGCCTGCTTGTGAACCTCTTGCTATGCCTCCTGCTGAGTATCCGGGCATCTTTCTGCCTTCGCTGATTATGCCCCCACTACGTAGAGGCGGCGCAAGTGTGGGGGTAAACTGAACAGCACTTTGCCCAAAAGTAGAGGCCTCAGCTGCTACTTCAGAAGATACTCCCATACCTCCCATAAAACTAGAAATCGCACGAAAGATTAACATTTTTACTGTCATTTCTATAATATACTGTAGAATTGATTTAGCCATATTTGCAAAGGCGTCTTTCGCTTTCGCAGTGCCATCAAGTATAGAAGTGAAGGCGGTTGCCATTCCCTCTTCAAACCTTTGAGCAATTCCGTCAGTAAGAACATTAATATCGGTAAGATCTTCTTTCATTGCCTGTAAATTATCTCTGTTTCGTATTAAGTCAGCAAGAGCTGCTCTTGCAGATGTCTCTACTTCGTCTTTGGCTAATTCTCTATTTGTTTCAAGAGCTCCTCCAGTCCCTAAAACTTTAGAGTCTATTTCTGCAATTAAGGACGTTGTTTGCGGTTTGAGCTCTTCATTATTTAGCCCTATTGTTTCTAGTTTAGTTTTTTCAAGTTTGAATTGGACTGCGAGCAAGTCATATTCTAAGTCAATCAACTGTTGCTTTCTTTTTATCTCGTCCTCTATCTGAGCCTCTTTTTGCTTAATAAGGTCAGTTTCAAACTCTATACGGGCCTTTAACTCTCTTCTCTCCTGATTTATATACCCAAAAGGCCGTCTTGCTTGATTTGCTAAGCCTTGCTCCATATCTGCACGGGCTTGTTGAGTAGCAGTATCTTGAATTTTTTGTCTTAGCGTAAACTGTTTTTGTAACTCTTGTGTTATTTTTTGCTCTGTCTGTAAAAAGGTTTGGTCCATTCCCAAACTAAACCCTTCTTCTTTTACATCATTTAATTTTGTTCGTATATCTACTTCGCCTCTTTTAGCGTTTACAAGTTTTATAGCGGTTTCTACTTCTCTGTCTGCTGCTGTCAATGCACGAGTTCTTGCCGCTTCATTTCCTTCATTAGCAAGAGTAAGATCAATAGTTGCTTTAAGTTGGGCAGTTCTTGCAGCCTCAAGTGCTTCTTCTGCTGAGGTTACATCATTAAGTATGTTTAAACGCTCTTTACTAAACTGATTTCGCTCATGCTCAATCTGAATCTGTCTCTGTGCTGCTGCTTGCCTATTATTAAGATCGGTCTCTTGTCTTGTAAGCACGTTATTTATAGACTTTACAAGAGCCGTAGAGCTTATATCTTCTCCAAAAGCTGTTTCTATCAACTCTGGGAATCCTTCAAAATGTTGGTTCAGCTTCCCTGCCTGTACATTTGCATTTAAAGCTGTCTTCTCTAAGTTACCAAAAAAGTTTAATATTTGGTCAAAGTTTCCACCAGAGGCTACTTCAGTAGCTCTGGTCAATTGATCTGTAAAAGATTTTTGCTCGGCAACAGCTTCACTAGCAGCTTTTTGCAAATTAGTAAAAGTTTTGCCTAAAGCCTCTAAATCCGGTCGGCCAGCCTTTGCACTATCCTTTATAGAAAGTAGAGCCTCTCCTATTTCAGTGAACTGCCCTGTTTTAATTAAAGGTGTTAAATCTTTTACTAGGTCCTCAAATATATTTTCTCTTTCTCCAGCTGATAAGCCTTCCTGTGCAAGAGTGGTTAAAGGAGTTGCAAAGTCTAAAGTCGAATAAGTGTTTAGCACTTGTTTAGGTGTAAAAGTTCGTTTTTCTGCGGCTTTAGCTATATTTCCCGCCTCCCCTCCAAGAGTTCTTAAATCTCTTAATGAATTTTTTATTCTTTCCGCTCTGTCTTGAGTGTCCTTTAAGTCCTTTTGAACCCCTCTGAAGTAGTCATTTAAATCGCTTTTTGTAAATGCCTCTGTAAAAGTTAATCCAGGCCCTTCAAAACCAAGCTTATCGAATATAAAGTCGATACCTTTTGCTAGATTTAGTATGAGCTTCTGTATCAGGGAAGGAATAATCTTAAGTATTTCTCCAACAAATTGAAGTGTTAATATTGAAGTAATTATTTTTGTCATAAATTTAAAGGCTTTTCCTACTGCTTTGGTGCCTGCTATTACCGCACTAAAAAATGAATTCATATAAGCAGTCATTTGACTAGCGGCAATTTTTACTCCTAAGGCCATGTTTTTAAAAGAAAATTTAAATCTAGTTTCCGTAACTTTTACTTTTTGTTCTATTTCCGCCAAGCCTTTTTGCATATCATTAACAATAGCTAAAGAAACGCCTTTGAACGCGCCTTTTGTAACAATACCAAACTTATCTACATGCCCTGTTGCGGCGTCTAGCATTCTTTTTAAGTTTGCTTGGTCTACTTTTGCTAAGCTGGCAAAACCTGAAGTACTAACTTTTTCTAAAATTTTACTTTTACTTCCGCCCATTACAGCCGTAGTAGCTCCGGCCTGTACGCGGCCTTGGCCCTTTTTAGCAAGATTATCGCTTGCTGTAACTACTCTTTCTATTTCTGCTTTGTAAGATTTTAAATCATTTTTTGCGGCGTCTAAAGAAGCAGAAGAGTTTGCTCTAAAAGTTTCAAATTTTGTGCTCAATGTTTCAATAGGCAAGATAGAAGATATGATACTTACAGCAAACCCTGTAAAAGCAGCAATAGCTAAAACTGCATTTCTATTTATAATGTCCGCTAAAAAATTAAAAGCAGGTAGAAGTCCCATAGTAATATTTTTAACTATGTCTTCAAACGTTTTTGATAGCTTAACAAAAGCGTTTTGACCCGCAGGTACATTTCCAAAGAACTCGTCTAACTGTTTCTGAGTAGCAACTAAAACAGCTTGAGAACGTTGAACATCTGTAAGAGCATCTGCAGTAATACCTAAAGAAGCAGCATAGTCATTTGTTGCTTTTTCTAATCGTAAGGTAATACCTAATTCGTCTAAGAGTTCTGGTTCTGCTTTTGAAATACCTCGTACAAGACGATCAAAAGAGTCTGTAAAATTACGCCCTAAAGCAACAGAGGCTCTTTGCGCTCCGTCAGCAAGATCGTTAAGTTGCTTAGAACTAAATCCTTTTGCTGTACCAATAGCGGCAGCTTCTGCTGCTTCTCTGAAACCTAGTAACCCATTACTTGCATTTCTTAGGCTAGTAGTAATAGATCCTAAAGCTATTCCTGTATTCTGTGCAAAAGCCACTTGAGCTTTTTCAAGCTGTTCTACTTGAGCAGCATTCTTTAAAAACTCAAAAGCAGCACTGACAGCAAAAAGATTAGAAGCAAGAACTGCGTAAGCAGGAACAAGAGTTCCTCCAATACCTTGAGCCATTTTAGAGAAGTTTTTTGTTCCGTTTGCAGATTGTTGAGACACTCCTTTTAACCTTCTATCAGTAGTTTGAGCGGTCTCACCAACCTTCTTTTGAGACTTATCTACGCCGTCTAATGCATCCTTCAGCTTTTTAGTGCTGACAGTGGCTTTTTGCATCTTGCCATTGACTTCAATATCAATTTTAATTTTCTTTGCCATTAGCCTTTAACATTATGGGTGTACTGTTTTCCACCGCTGGACGCTGATTTGCGCTCTTGCTGCTTACGCTTTTTCTCTGCTTTGTCTGCTCTAAACTCTACAAGTTTTCGTTCATACATCTTCATAATATAGAGTGTTATTCTTGGATGCTCTACATCGTATAATTTAAAAAAGTAGTCTATACCGTCCCAATACTTTCCCATGTATGTTCCACTCATTCCTTCCCAGTGATCTGGTAAAAGGCTGAACATAAAAAATGCCACTTGAACTTCTTCGGGAAACTCCGAAAGCTCGAGCGGCATTTTGGTAGGGTCGGGTTCTTGTCCTAACTGCTCACAGATAAGCAAATACTTATCTAAGTCTACTGGAGAGTCAGACTCGTTTATATAACGAGTTAATAGAGATTCAATTCTCTCTATTTGTTCCCAGTAAAATTTTCAAGATCACCTACTGTCTCTGTAACCCATGTGTCAAATACATTTGAGTTCTTCATCAGAGTCTCGGCATTGTCTTGAGTAAATGCTAGTTCATCGTCGGAGTCAAGATGTGAGATATCTACCAAAAGAAGCTCTTCTAGGTACGAATACTTTAATCCTGTCCATCCTTTAATTACTGCACGACAATATTCTACAAGAAACTTTTCTTCGTCAAGAATTTCTTCAGGTTGACGAGTCTTTTTATCAAACTTAGTGGTTACACACTTTTTGCGTAATTTTAACAGCTCTTCTCTTGCTAAGTAGCAAAGAGATACTTCCATGTCCGAGTAGCCCGGAAATTCAATAGAAACTGTTTTACTTGGAGTCATAAGACTCGAAAGAGATACGGGTGAATCGCTCATTATTTGTCCTTTTAAAATCTGAGAAGTAAATTTATATTCTGTAATTATAGTTGAGAGGAGCTAAAAAGTCAAGAACTTTTTTTCACACCATAAAAGAAAACCCGCCGGAGCGGGTTTTTAGTAAAAAAGCTTTAAAATTAAACAGCTCTACCTTTATAGGTAATTTTAACTTCGTCTGCGTTTGTAAGTGCGCTGGGAACTGCATGGAAGTTGGTTTCAAGAGATATAACGTCTTCGATTTGATGAGTAGGAATATCAATATGAGCACTTGGTAGTTCGAACGCAAGTCCTACATCAGTTGCACCGGAGCCTATAGATCCAACAGTAAACTTTAAGTTAAACTTATTACGAGTAACTCCAGTGGCCGCAGAAAGATCCTTAAAGAATCGTGCACTACGATTGTCTGTGCCCGTATTGTCATCATTTAGGTAGCAAGTAAAAGATCCAGAGATTGATCGAGTTCCTGTTACGTGGCCAATTGGAGTGTTTACTCTACATAATTCTTCAGGGGTTAAGAAAGTAATATTGTTTTCAAAGTTAATACTTCCGCCTGTAAGAATTAAGTCATATGAGGTTAAGTACTCATTAGCTGAATCCCCATCTTGGTCAATATCTCCTGCGTCTCCTGCGTCTCCATCAGTATTAGCATCTGGAATAACTGCTAAAGATGCGATACGATTTC